AACCTTCTCTGCTGGTCTTGGTACTGACACAGTGACTGTTGGTACAGCCGCTTCTCGTGGTCTGTCACTGGCACTCATCGAAGACGGTATGCAGGACGCTTGGACAGACGGTGGTTCACCAGAACTGATGGTAACATCTGCCGCTAACCGTGCAGTGTTCTCAGACCTCAGTGCTTCAACCAACTTGGTCAGCAACCAAGTTAACATGACCAAAGCAAAGGAAGTCACATATGTTGGTTCAACATCTGTATTTCTAACAGACTTTGGTACTATTGAGGTTGCACCTAGCCGCTTCATGAGCAATGACAAGCTGTTCTTAATTGATCCTAGCTTTGTTGAGGTTGCTACACTGAACGGACGTAATTTTGCAGAAAACGAAATTGCGGCAACTGGTGATGCAGAGAAATTCCAGATCATCTGCGAATGGACACTCAAGCCACTAGCACCGAAGGCACACGCCGCCGTGCTTGATTTGGACGGCACATCAGCCTAACTAATCTTGAGAGGGGCGGTTCGCCGCCCCTTTCTTCTGAGAACGCGAACAATTATCACTATCATTAGCATAGGTGAAACATGAAACGCCCCCTGATTACTGACCCCCAAACAGGTAAGACAGTCTGGCTACAAAGTGACACTGAAGGCGATCACATCGTCACAGAGCAAAAGTTTGACCCACTACTTAAAATTAACAAGCAGATGAATGACGACTGGCAGTATGGTCAGATGCGTGGAACACAGAAGCACATGGCGCACATTGCCGAAATACCGAATGTATTGTATCATCACCTTTTGAAGACACTGGGCAAGCCTAGTGAAAACCCTAAAGGCTGGAAGCGGTGGCTCAATGATGGCGAAAACCGCGCATTTAGAACTGGTGGCGGTAACGTATGAGCATTAGTACCTATTCAGAACTGAAAACGGCTATTGCCAATTTTCTTGCAAGGGATGACCTTACAAGTCAGATTCCTAATTTTATCCAGTTAGCAGAAGGTCGTATGTCGCGTGAGCTAGAGACACGCGAACAGGAAAAACGGTCAACGGCTACACTGACATCGGGTGATGAGTTTATTGCCCTGCCGACTGACATGCGTGAAATACGCGAGGTCAAGTTAAACACAACGCCATTAACGGTTCTGACGTACCACAGCCCAGTCTCTCTGGATACCAGTTATCCTGACAACGCCACAGGCAAGCCGCTAGGGTTTAGCATTATTGGGCGTGAGATGAAACTACGCCCTATTCCAGATAGTGCATATACGGCTGAAATAGTATATATTGGAAGCCTAACGGCTATCAGTGACAGCAACACACCAACGCTGTTTCTGAGATCGCCTGATCTTTACTTGTATGGCGCATTGGCAGAGGCCTATGCGTATTTGCTCGATGAGCAGAGAGCCGCACAGTATGATCAGAAGTTCAGTCGTGGTATGGAAGAAGTTAGACGAGATGAGGAACGCGCCCATTACGGTTCGGGGTCATTGTTTATCAAGTCTATTTACAGCAAGCAAAACGCGAGTTTGGAGTAAACTATGAGCGCAATGTCAGACTATCTTGAGAATGAAATTCTTGATCACATTCTCGCCACAGCAAGTTATACAGCACCAGCAACGGTGTATGTCGGGCTTTCCACAGTGTCATTCAATGACGACAATTCTGGCGCAGAACTCTCTGGGTCTGGCTATGCTAGGGTAGCGGCAAGTTTTGGTGCGGCGGCATCTGGCACAGCTAGCAACGATGCGGCAGTTGAGTTTTCAGCCGCAACAGGTGACTGGGGAACGGTAAGCCATTTTGGTATCTTCGATGCTAGTACAGCAGGAAACCTGTTGATTCATGGATCGTTCACAGCGTCTAAGGTTATTGCTACTGGTGACATCCTACGGATTCAGACAGGCGATCTGGACGTATCAGCCGATTAAGGGGTAGGGCATGGCCACCCTTGAACAATTAGATAATTGGGGGTCAATGGACGCTCTGGATGGCTATGGCAATCTTGAGCAATTAGACAATCTTACATTGCATGATGGAACTGCGGCGGTTTCAGTCGCGGCAACTGTTTCTACGATAGCCACCAGAATAGCCAATGTATTAGCCGCCCCATCAATAGCGGCAACGGTTACTAGCAGTGCGGTAAAGATAGCAGAGCTTGCCTCAAGCGTATCTCTGGCAACGACAGTCAGCACAATTGCTTCTAGGGTAAGAACACCATCCTCAAGCGTTGCAATATTAGCCTCAGTAGCGTCTTCAGCTTCTAGAGTTGCTGTAGTAGCTTCATCGGTGTCCACAGCAATCACTACTAGCACGATTGCAACCAGACTAAGATTTGCCGCATCAGCCGTTAATATAGCCATAACGACATCTGCTGACGCTTTTAGAGTAAAGTTAGCAAGCGCGGCTGTATCAGGTGCGGCATCGTTCTCTGCCGTTATAACACCTATTAGAACGGTGTCAGCTTCAGTGTCTGCCGCAATTACGGAAACATCTGCGGCAACTAGGGTCAGATTGCAGGACGCACTAGCATCTATTGCCATGACGGTGACAGCCGTTGGTAAATTTGTTACTAATGCACAAGCCACGCCTAATATTGCTATGACAGTGTCTAGCGGAATTAACGCAACATTTGCTTATAGTGGTACAGCGTCCAGTGCTTTTACAGGAAGCATTACAGGGAGTATACTAGGCGAGGATTGGTCGGATTCAGCAATTGGCTCGGAGATATGGTCGGATATTGCTGTAGGCTCTGAAACTTGGATTAATGCAACGGTAGGCAGTGAAGTTTGGTCTGATGCATCTGTTAGTTCAGGAACTTGGGTTAACGCTTCTACAGGCAATGAGGTTTGGTTAGTACAATGATACAGTTTGGCGAGTGGCTACCAGATCAGCCAGATATGAATAATCAGCTAGTTCAGGCACTAAATGTTGTGCCTATTGCTAACGGCTATAAAAGCCTAAATGCGTTTTCAGCTTTCTCTGGTTCTGCAAGTGACACGATTTTAGGTATATACAGCGCAAAGGCTGACGATGGCACGGCTAATCTATTTGCTGGTGATTCTACTCGTCTTTACGAGTTTAATCCGGCAACTTCAGCGTTAGACGACATTTCTGGTGGCACTTATTCATTAGGCACTAACGAGCGTTGGCGTTTTGTGCAGTTTGGAAATCAAGTCATTACCTCTGGTGGGATTGGTGAGTATTTACAGGAATACACGCTGGGATCATCCACACAGTTTGCCACTCTTTCAACTGACGCACCAAAGGCAGACTATATCGCTGTTGTGCGTGATTTTGTGTTCACAGGCAACATTGACGAAGGGTCTGGGCGCAAGCCATACCGTGTCAAGTGGTCTGGATTTAATGACCCGACTAGCTGGACATCAGGCACAAATCAAAGCGATTTTCAGGACTGCGTAGACTCAGGGGCTATTACTGGGATTGTTGGCGGCGAGTATGCTACAATTCTCTTAGAGCGTGGGATATTCCGCGCCACATACTCCGGCTTGCCACTGGTCTTTCAGTTTGACAAGGTTGAGTCACAGCGCGGCTGTAAAATATCTGGCACAGTCTGTAATGTTGGTAGTCTTGTGTTCTTTTATTCTGATAGTGGATTTTTTGCTTTTGATGGGCAAGGCACTACGGCTATCGGCGAAAACAAGGTAGATGATTTTTTCAAGGAAGACTGTGATTTTAGCTACAAAAATCTTATAACAAGCTCAACTGATCCTATCAATCAGATTGCCATGTGGTCGTATGTTTCCAACGAAAATACAACAGGGACACCTGATAGGTTGCTTATATTTAACTACAATCTAGGTCGTTGGTCGTTGGCGAATTTAGAGGCTAACTTGCTAGTGCCATTCTTTACGGCTGGCTATACGCTTGAGCAGTTAGATAATGTAAGCACCTCAATTGAAACATTACCAGCTAGTCTTGACTCAAATGTCTGGCGCGGTGGCGATTACTTTTTTGGTGGGGCGTTAGGTGATAAGATATACACAATGACTGGTAGTCCACTTGAGGCTACTATTGAAACAGGTGAGATACCACTTGCGGCTGGCAAGCATAATTTCTTGTCTAGAGTGTACCCATATTACGAAAAAGGCACAGCATCTATACAGGTTGGCACTAGGGACAATATGTCAGACGATCCCACCTTTACTAGCCTAGTTTCACCAAACACCGACAATTACGCTAATTTCCGCGCACAGGGTAGGTATCACCGCGTTAGAATGAAAATGACAGGTGAATGGAAGTCTGTGCAGGGCATTGATATTGAGGCTAGAGAGATTGGGCGCAGATAATGACAATAGCGCAGAGAACCACAAATTTTCGCACACTTAATCCGATCAATGCAACTACACGCGAAATTGCAGAGGTGCTTAACCGTACTATTGAAGGTGGGCTAAACAGTGTTGGCTATGTGACATTGCCATCCAACGAGACGCAGATTACGGTTAATGAGCCACGCTATAATATACAGAGCCTTGTTTTCTTCACAGGGGTTAATCATAATCCTTGGCATCATAACCCCTATATTGACGGCAGTAGTACGAATGGCACAATGGTTATAAACTATGACAATTCAGGACACGATGCAGACTTTGCATACCTCATTATTGGATGAGTGGGAGCGATGCCAGCACTGGATAGAGGCGGCACTACCATATGCCAGTAATAGCCACCGCATAAATGATGTGTGGCTGGCGGTACAGAATGGCAAGGCACAGTTTTTTCCTAGAGAAAAGTGTGCTATTGTAACGGAGATTGTTGACTATCCACGCAGAAGCGTTTGCCGCATATGGTTAGCTGGTGGCGATTTGGATGAGTTAATAGAGGCCGAAAAAGACATTGCTCAGTGGGCTAGATCAATCGGCTGTTCAGGAATGGAAATTATTGGCCGCAAGGGGTGGCAACGTAAACTAAAGGACTACGAACCTAAGTCCACTGTTTTTGTAAGGGAACTTTGATATGTCTAAGGGTGGCGGTTCTACAAGAACCATTACACAACAGCAACTAGCTCCGAAATATGCACAGCCGTTTCTAAAGTACGGCATGGCAGAAGCACAGCGTCTGTATGAATCTGCAACTCCACAGTATTACCCAGAAAGCACTGTAGTAGGTTTTTCTCCAGAAACGCAAATGGCACTTGGAGGCATTAGGGAAAAAGCCATGGCTGGCAGTCCATTTATCCCAGCCACGCAAGAGGTTGTGATGCAGAACCTGATGGGGACTAACCCATTACAGGCGGCGGCATTTAGACCAGTGATGGAGCAAGTGCAGTCACAGGCGGCACAGGCAGGGCGTTACGGCTCTGGTTACTCAGATGCCGCAATTGCACAAGCACTAGCACCTATGGCTTATCAGGCACAACAAGCCGCTATCCAGCAAGCCCCAGCCGCATATGAGTTTGGCTTTGCTGATGAGAATATGTTGGCTCGCGTTGGTGCGGCTCGTGAGGCGCAAGCACAGGCAGAACTAGCGGCTGATATTGAGCGTTTCCAGTTCGAGCAACAGCGTCCTTATCAGAAGCTAGGCGATTACTTGCAGATGGTTCAGGGCGGTTCTGGTGCATTAGGTGGACAGACTATCACGCCACAATTCAGAAACCCAGCACTAGGCTTTTTAGGTGGTGCAGGGGCTGGTGCTTCATTGGCTTCTAATTTCTTACCAGCAGGTTCTGGCTTTGGTGCATATGCACCTTATCTGCTAGGCGGCGGTTTATTGGGGACGTTTTAACATGGCAAACGGATATCAGTTTCCTTATGGCTTTCAGCAGGGCAATATACTAGCTCAACCAATGCCCCCAGCAACCAGCTTTTTTCAAGCGGCACAACAGGGCAAGTTTGGCGTTCCGAAGCCATACGAGCCACAATCTTCTATGCTTGCGCCAACAATGGCGGCTATTCAGCAAAAAATGCCACAGCGTGAAGCGTTTGCTGGTGTTCCATTTCCGCGCCCAACATTAACCCCACAGAGACAAGCAACACAGCAGGGCGTACCACTGCCACAGCCACGTCCAGCAGGGATGCCACCATCTATGCCACCGACAGGTGCTAGAACACCAAGCATTATGGACAAATTATCAGCAGAGGGTCTGAGGGCGGCGGCGGCTACTGGCTTACAACTGTCAGGCTATCAGGACAGACCGATTACGACAGGTGCTGGTCTAGGTGCTATGCTTGAGTCTTATACACAGGCTGAACAAGCGGCCGCACAGCGTCAGGCAGAGGCTCAACAGCAAAAAATAGCTAATCAGCTTGCTATGATGCAGTTGTACCAAAAGGCTATGCCAGAGCCGTCAAAGGCTCGTCAGGCGGCGATAGATATAGGGCTTGACCCAGATACCCCAGAAGGTCAGCAGTGGATGAGGGAATACCTAATGAAGTCTGGTGGTGTTACTGTTGAAGCACCTAAGACTGAATCTGCTTATCAGGCTGAATTAGGTAAGTACGCAGTATCTCGACTGAAGGGATTGGATGAAGAACTTTTAAATGAACAAACAAATATTGTTCCGCGCCTAAATCTTATTGAGTCTGCCCTAGAAAGCGGAAGTGTTACGACAGGTGCTGGCAGTGAGTTTCTTTTAGACGTGAAAAGAATAGCTAACACAATGGGCGTTTTGCCTTCTGATCAAATAGATCAATTAGGCGATCAAGAATTAGTGCAGAAAACTATTTCTTACCTCATTCCTCGTTACAGGGTAGCTGGTTCAGGCTCAACATCTGACATGGAAATTAATTTATTTTCAGCCGCAGTACCTAGCTTGTCTACAACAACTCGTGGGAATTTAATTCTAATTAAGGGCATGAAGCAGATGTCACGATTTAAAAAGCAGTATCGTGATGAGTACATGAATTACCTAAGTAACAATCAAGGCGATCCGACTGGATTTGAGCAACAGTTTGAGTTAAGCGGAGCGTCACCGTTTTACTCGCCTGAAAGCAATGAGGAATTGGACAGTCTTGTCGAAAAAGGCTTTATACGCGAAGGGGATGTTTTCTACGATAGTGTAAGTGGCGGCTTTCAGATATATGGATAGTTAAATGGCTAAAAAATTAGGCGAAGATTTAGAGTATAGCAAAGGCAAAAAGCGCGACTGGAAGCAAGTCTTAACGGATGTAGCTCGTGAGGTCGGTGCTGGCATGATGTTTGGCACACACGATGAAATTAATGCGTTTCTGGTTTCATTAGGCTCTGATAAGTCATACAGCGAAATCAAAGAGATAATTGACAAAGACAGGGCGGCTTTTCAACAAGAAAACCCAGCGGCCGCTATGGGCTGGCAAATGCTTGGCAGTCTTCCTGCGGCTGGCTTAACAATGGGCGCAAAACTGTCTTCAACAGTAGGCAAGTCATCGGCTGGGGGTGCTTTATATGCTGGGGCAGAATCAGACTTTGACCCTGCAACAACCCTGACAGGCGCGTTACTTAGTGGTGGCATGTCACAATTAACGTATATACCGCCATTTAAGGGCATACCAAAAAGTCCGATGGCAGAGCCAATGAAGAAAATGGGCATACCGCTTACAATTGGTCAGCAATCCGGTGTCAAAAGTGGCATGGGTCAGTTTGAGGAAGCATACGCTCAGACAATGCCTTTTGTCGGCTCAATTGTGCAAAGGGCTAGAGAGCAAGCAAAGGTGCAATTTAATAGAGAAACAATCAATGAGGCTTTAAGACCTCTTGGAGTAAAAGCCCCTAAAGACCTTGAGGGCAATGCTTTATATGCTTGGGCAAATAAAGCTATTAATAATGCTTACGATGAAGCACTAACCCCTATGACGTTACAAGGGTCTCAGGTTGGCAGTGATCTGTCTACGATTTACAATAACAATCTAAAGGGTCTGGTTGTTTCAAGAGATTACAAAGACCCTGCCGCTATTGAAATGAGTAAGATCATTGACGACTTGAAAAATTTTGGCGGTAGTGGTTCTGACATTAAGAAGATTTTAGCGGATATAGATGCAAAAACGGTTCGATATAAGGCTGACCCAAACGTCAATAGTCAGAAGGTTGGCGATGCTTTTGAACAATTCGGTGATGATATTGTTGCGTTGCTGGCAAAGAATAATCCTGATAGCTCACAAGCGTTGAGAAACGCTGACAGGGCTTTTAAGCGATATCTGCCAATACGCACAACGGTGCAAAAAGTGGGTGTCCAGTCTGAAACATTTGGTGAGGAAACATTCACGCCGCAACAATTACTAAGCTCAATTACAACTGGTGATAAAACAGCGCAGGGTAGAGCTTTGCTTGAAATGGATTCACCTGTTCAGCAAATAGCAAAAGCCGCACAAGCAACAATTGGTAGCAGACCAATGGGCAGTCCAACAGCACAAAGACTTTCAGCTAAAGAGTTTTTGGAGTCTGGACTTTTAGCAGGTGCGCCAGCAGGGTTAATGGCGACAGGTGATCCTACCTCGATATTTGCTGGCTCATTGCCATATGCGTATGGCTTAACTTATTTAGCACCAAAAACATCAGCTAAAATTGTTTCAGGTGTAGGCAAAGCCTTAAAGGGACTGCCATTTGCAACATCCTTGCAAGCCGTTCCTTATGCTCAACAGGGCTTACTTGCTGACCAGTAGGGCAAATGATATAAACACACTAGAGGTAGTGAAAAATGGCAAAAGATAAATTAACGGATTACGATAGCACCGCATCGAATAATCTTGATATTGGTGGAATATCCATTGCGGAAGGGATGCTTCCCAGCAATGTCAATAATGCTTTGCGCGAACAGATGAGTCATCTGGCTGATGCCTTTGGTGCTGGCACTCCATTGTATGTTGATCAAGTAAACGATCGGGTTGGCATTGCCACAAGTTCGCCGAATGTCGAATTGGATGTTAGAGGAGAAATCGAAGCCACTGCTGACGGTGGTGGTTCACAATTAAACAATGTTTTCACCAACAGTGGTACTGCTGGCAATGATAATATTGTTATAAGAGCTAAAATTGGTGGAACTACTGCAAGGTCTATTATTCAGTTTGGTGACGCTGATGATACTAATGTAGGTCAAATTGATTATGACCACGCTAATGACACAATGAAATTTGAAGCAAGTGCTTCAGAAGTAATACGCCTTGATAGCGATGGGTTAAAGTTTAATGGCGACACGTCTGCTAATAACGCTTTAGATGACTATGAGCAAGGTTCTTGGACGGTTGATTTACAGGATTCCAGTGGTAATTCTGCGACAGGTATTAATGGTAATGGTAGATATATAAAAGTAGGTAATCTAGTTACTGTTTGGGGAAGGTTCAATGACCCAGATGTAACTGGATTAACTTCAGGTGACGATGTGCGGATTTACGGACTGCCTTTTACTTCAAGTAATTTTACAGGCACTGGTATGCAATTTATAGGGTCTGTAAGAATGGAAAATGTTGCTTTTTCTAGCAGTCCTGACGGATATGTAAATACTAATATAGCTGAAGGCGACACATATATTAAACTTGTAGAAACTCGCAACGATGCAATTGATGACTTTATTGTAGTAAGTCAGATAAGCGCAACGTCAGAGATGTTTTTCACCGCCACTTATCCAACAACAGATTTTTAACCCATTTGGATAATGGGTCAGACAGTCCATAGCCAAAGGAGATAAAGAGATGGCATTAACAGAAGAAACAGTACAAGACAAAATCGAAATCGTAGGTGATTACAAAATGGTGCAAGTACGCACCGCTACGGTCATCAAGCGTGATGGCGTTGAGATTAGCCGTAGCTTTTCACGGCATGTTGTAGCACCTAACGCTGACATCACAGGCGAAAGCGCAGAAGTTCAGGCTATCTGTGCGGCTGTGCATACACAAGCAGTCAAGGATGCTTATGCGGCGCATTTAGCGGAATAAGACTATGGAAACTGCCGCTATGATTGATACATTAATCGGGATTGTTCTAGCTGGTATTGGCTGGTTTGTTGTCACGATTAGCACAGAGGTCAAGCGTCTGGGTATATTGCTCAATAGAACTAGAGAAGATTACGCAACCAAACTAGAACTAAAGGGCGATATGGACAGACTTCTGGAAGCCCTGCATCGCATCGAGGACAGGCTTGAGCGTATGGCATCTGAAAAGTGAAACATGTTTTCCTGCTTCTGGTCTATATCGGGGCAGGGGATGGTCGTTACTTACAATCAGACAATATGTACTTCCACAGCATCGAGCGTTGCAACTGGTTTGCCAGTCAGGTATCACGCCGTTTTGCCAGCCCCAACCATTTAGAGTATAATAGCAAGGATAGAGTCGTGGCGTATTGCGTCCCGAAGCTCATAGACACGTCTAGGCTTTCCTTGGAGATATACTAGTGCTTGCAGAATTAATGATGGCTAATCAAGCTTTCGGTGTGCTGAAGCAGACCGTTATGAACGGCAAGGACTTGATGTCTGCTGGTAAGGCTATAGGTACATTTGTACAGGCAGAGGAAGAACTGCAAGCTAGAGGCAATGCCAAGAAGAACAGCATATGGCGTAGGCTTGGTGGGAGTGATGGCAGTGATCTTGAGGAGTTCATGGCCTTGGAGCAGATCGCCGCAAAGAAAGCAGAACTGCGGTCTATGATGCAGTTGTATGGCAGGGCTGGTATGTACAACGATTTTGTCCGATTCCAAGCCGAACAGCGCAAGAAAAGACAGGAAGCCATAGAAGAACAGCGTAAACGCCGTCAGAGGCTCGTACACGGCGTTGTAGCTACTTTAGCCATAATCATAACAGGAAGCATCGTACTGGCTGTCCTGATCGCTCTGAGAGGCTCTATGCGGTGACTGTAATAGTATTCATCATGATATTCGTGTTTCCTGACCGTCCACTGGAGATGGAATACGCTTTTGTTGAAGAATGTCCCAGCATGGCAAAGGTTCAGGAATACTTGTCACAGCATCCTTATCGTGACGATATAGTCGCCTTCCAGCCAGCCTGTAAATCTATTGATCTCGGCAACGCCCTCTAAAAAACTTAAAAATAATTTACTTTTCCTCTTGACGTGTGTGTATAGTTAAACTATATTTAACTTATCAGAGAGAAAAAAGGGAGATTATCTGATGACCAAAACATACAAAGCATTTCACCACGGCGCAAAAATGATCGCTAAAAAATCTAACGGCAAATGGATGGTTGGCGGCGATTATGACACTAACAACGCTTTGATCATGTTGCCCTGCGAAGATAACTGGAGTGGCTGGGCTTGGTATCAACTGCGCGGCTGTGTTCTTAAATTCCAAGACAACGCTGTTGAAGAAGAAATTAATGCAACAAATAATGAGTGGGTGGCTTAGTGCCACCCGAAGGGAGATTATCTGATGACTAAAGCAGAAAAAGCATTTCAATTTATCACCGACAAGATTGCAGAAGGCTTGACCGTTATGGTCGCCACCAATCTTCGCGCAACACAGATCACGCCTAAGACTGCCGCTAAGTTTGAGACCGCTAATCATCCGCTTTTTAAGATTGGTTCTGACGGTTGCCTTTATATGTCAGAAGGTAAGAGCTATGTCTGCATCGCTTACAAAGATATGATCTTAACACGCATCAGCGCATTTTAAGGGAGATTATCTGATGGACGTTAAAGAAATGGAATACTGGATGAGCAAGTCTATGGGTGGATACACTCGTGAGGAATTGCAGGGTGTATTCGATAAGATTTGCAATCAGGAAAACTGGAAGGATTGCATCAAGGCGACTATCCCCACATCGGAATATCGTAAGGCGGATGTGGCGGCAGTATTTTTCACAGGCGGTGGGCTAGAGATTGTGGCAGAGCGTGGTGACGTTCTGGATGTCTTTGGTCATGGCTATTACCATCATATAGGAGCGTAAACTTAAAAATAATTTACTTTTCCCCTTGACTTGCCCATACACTTAAATTATATTTAACTTATCAGAGAGAAAACAAAGGGAGATTATCTGATGGATCAATTAAAATTTTCTAAGTTAGTTGATGTTTATTACAACAAGTACATCAAGTGGGGCTATGACCTTTTTGCCATCAAGACTGAGGAAGTGATGATTGACGGCACACCTTCCCATCTTTTTGAAGG